CAGGGCGATGATTGAGGTCAAAGTAGGGTATACCCAACACGCCACAGGATACACCGGCACCATGTATGATGACGGCAGGCCGTATCACAGTAATGGCAATCCAAAGTACGACAAGGATGGATGGCCTCTTGACCCAGATGGAAATAGGCTACCGGGACCGCCGTTAGAAATTGGTCCAGATGGCAAGCCTATTTATCCGCCAGCGGAATCGACTCCGTCGGGCGGTGGGTCTCAAGACCTAGCAGACCAATCTACAGGTTGGTTCGATTCAGTAGAAATTGAATATAAGAAGGAGGATTCAGCTAATGGCTAACAACCTCGACAGGATTGTCACTATAAACATAGACATCGCAGCACCAGCAGTTGATGCCGCGAATTTTGACAATCTTTTAATAGTTGGGCCGGCACCTCAAATACCCCCAGATAGGCCCCTTCCGGCAGTTGCTGTGTATGCTGATTTAACAGAAGTCACAAACGCAGGGTATATAGCTATCGGAGATGCAGCAGACCCTATTGGTGTTGCTGCTCGGATTGCGTTTTCACAGAGTCCAAGCCCAACACACATTTTTGTTGCGCCAATGAAGGCGGCTAAACCTTCTGTCAGGGGTGCAGAAATCAAGATTATCACAGAAGACAATTATTTGACGGATGCGGTGAATGCAGACCCAGACGCACCGATTCCGACAGACCTTCCGTGGTTGCAAGTAGCATACAGTCGTATGCCAGTGTCCGATATGGAAATTGAAATCCTAAAGGATGGCGTATCGGTATTTGGAAGTACTCAGCCCATCACGAAAAACAAAAATGCTTTTTCGCAGATTGCCATAGGTGACTCCACCGACCCACAGGGAGACCAGATGAATTTACCTACCTCTGAATGGGCTGGTGTATACGAGGTCAACCTTATAGGTACACAAGGCTCTCGGATTACCACCACAACAGGCTCAGTTACATTTGACGGGGTCAGTAGCTATACACAAGGTTCTATATCGCAGGTGGTTATTCCAGAAACGCTATCCCCGGTTGAAACGCTGGATACAGCAAATACCTTCCCAGGCTGGTACGCTATTTGTGCCGCAGGTATTCCCGAAACAGGGTACGAGGACATTGCAAAATGGACAGAAGCTCAAACAAAAATATTCGGGTATACCTTCTTATCTGACGAAGACCCCGTTCCCGCGATATACTTCCGTTCCCATGGGTGGTGCGGTCTAGTGGAAGATTACCAAGACCCAGAAGATGTTCCGATATCCAATCAATACGGGGCTGTCGCGGCTACCGCAAGAGGCCTGTCGTTTCCCGCAGGGTCAGAAACTTGGGCATTTAAGCGAGTAGCTGCCATTCTTCCGTCAATATTAAGCACTACGCTTGAAACAATACTCCAGGAAGGGTTTAGCAACTGGATTAAAAGGGTCGCGGGTAGAATTATTACCATGAACGGTAAAACACGCGGTGGGGAATGGCTTGACGTTATCCGTGGGCGCGACTGGCTACAAAACGATATGCAGCTCAGAATTTTCAATCTAATGCTGATGCGTCCTAAGATTCCATTTACCGACCCAGGCATTGCCTTGGTAGAAAACCAAATGCGCGCAAGCCTTATTAATGCAACAACCAGAGGTATCGTAGCTCCTGACGAGTACGATGAGGACGGTAACCTTGTCCCAGGATTCGTTGTTAGTGTTCCCAGAGCGGCATCCATTCCCGCGACGCAAAAAGCGTCAAGGGTTTTGGTAGACTGCACATTTACAGCTCGACTGGCCGGAGCAATCCATGCCGTCACTGTTAACGGGGTACTGACATACGAATTCTTTAATGTTTAGGCGGAGGTGAGATAATTGACATATGACCCACGACAAGTGATGATTTCTTTAGGCTCTCACGTAGTAAGCGGATATTCTGATGGTACCTTCGTAAACATCGAGGCGCACGGTGACGGTGTTACAAAATCTGTCGGCGCAGGCGGAGAAGTGGTGCGTTCTATAGACCCTGACGAAACGGCAACTATTACCATCACCCTGCAATATGGCTCAGATAGCCTCAAATGGTGTCAACAGCAATATGACCTTGACCGAACTACAAGCGGCGATGGTGAATTCGCTGTTTTGGTCAAAGACCTCAAGGGAACCCTGATATTCTCTGCCTCTACTGCTTGGGTTAAAAACACCATCTCAACAGAATTTGGCAAAGTGGCATCAGACCGCGAGATAGCCATAGATACCGGTAAAGCCAAATGGAATAACTAAAAATCGGAGGACATTTCATGAAACAATTTGAGGCTACGAAAAGGCTTTTAAACGGAAATACGTTCTATATAAGACCGTTCCCCGCTTTCACGTCAGCAAACATAAGCGGGGAGCTTTTTTCGTCATTCACCCCCATGTTGGGCTCCTTGGCTCCTATGGTCGCGACAGCTACCAAGGGAAGCAAATCAAGTTTCCTCGATATGGGCGCAGAAGAAGCAGCACCTATGCTTGCACAAGGACTGTCAAGCCTAAACGGTGATAAGCTGGAACGTTTGCTGAAAAAGCTGCTCGTCAAACATAATAACATATCCGTTGAGCTGGTCGGAAGTGACGAAGTTATCCCTCTCAACGAGGATTTGGCAAACGAGATATTTTGCGGGAATTCCCAGGACATGTTTATTTTGGCCTTTGACGTCATAAAGTCGAATTATTCGGGTTTTTTCGAGAACCTCGGCGACCTATTTGGAGAGCATTTCGAAGCGTTTCGAAATCTTCTCAAGAAGGAGACGCCGGGCTTGAAAAATACGGCAAATTAGACGTCGACCAGTTCACAGCTCTTGAGCTACGCCTGTATACGTTAGTTGGCATGAAGTTGGTTAGTCTACAGGACTTAAAAACAGAAGTTACACTGGACGAAGCTCTAAAAATATACGCCCTCTGGCGTATGACGCAAGATATTGAGTCTGCCAAGGCTCAAGAAATCAAGGACAAAGTGAACAAGGGAAACAAAAGCAGTAGAAGGTAGCATATATAAAACCTCGAACGAAAAGCCGCCTAAAAAGCGGCTTTTTTAGTACTATGCAGGGGGCGAGATAATTTGACGATTAGAGATTTGGTAATTTTATTTGGCTATAAGGTAGACCCTGCTGCTGAAAAAAAAGTAAACGAAAGTATCGGCTCGTTAAAAACTTTCGCCTCTAAGGCCCTGGGCGAAACAGAGGTAGCCTATGCTGTCAATCAGGACTCCGAAAAGAAGGTCGAGGATAGCATAGACGCTCTGCAGCAACACGCAGACAATGAGTTGTCCGAGTTATCTGTAGGATACGAAGTGGACCGGGCAAGCGAACAGCAAGCAATGGACAGCATACGTCAACTACGGGCATTTGCTACAAAGTTTCTGGGTGCTATTGGTATTGGCTTTTCCCTTATACGGATGGCAAGCCTTTCCGAGGAGTTTGGTAACGTCAACGATATGGTGCGAGACGCAACCCGAGGTATGGGCGACCAGCTTGAAATTCAACAGCGGATTAAAAGAGCAGCCAACGAAGCCAGGCAGGAATACGGAGTTATGGCAGATACCATCTCAAGACTGGTTGACGCACGGGCATTTGGTAACGTGGAAGATGCTGCGAACTTTGCAACGTTGATGTCTAAAGAGTTTGCAGCCCAAGGAAAGTCACAACAAGAGTCTGCCGACATAATGCGGCAGATAACAACATCTTTGCAACAGGGACGAGTTGACGCACGAGCAATGATGATAATGTTCCGCGAAAGCCCACGTACAGTACAGATGCTTGCCGATTCCTTGGGAGTTACAAGTTACGCCCTGCAAGACATGGCAAAATCCGGCGAAATATCCGCCGAAGTTCTCAAGAGTGCATTCTTAGACAACGCCGACGACATAGCAGCTAGATTTGGTGAACTAGACCTCTCTATTTCCGATGCGCTACGTCATGTGCGCAACGGATGGGGACTTTTCCTTTCTCAAATGGACTCCACAATAGGTGTGTCTCGAATGGTATCTCAAGCGATTGTAAGGACATTCAACCAAGTTCTGTTTATGCTACGTCGGGGCTCCGATGCCTTTATGCGGTTTGCGGATAGAGTCGGTGGCGTCAACAACTTAATGAGGCTGTTGGCAATAGCTGCCGGTGCTATATTCCTTGCTCTCAATGGAGCGAAGATTTTGACGTTTTTAAATGGTGTTTGGAGAGCATTGCTCAAAATTAATATAAAGGTTATTGCTATAGTTGCTATCTTGGCAATTTTGGCATTGATAATAGATGACTTTATTGCTTTTATGCGGGGAGATAGCTCCCTGCTCGGGGAGATGTTAGAAAAATTCGGCGTTGATGCTGACAAAGTGCGGGAAGTCATCGGTGAACTTTGGGAGACAATACGAGGCGTTTTGCCCTTCCTGATGGAGCTTGCCAAGCAGTTCGGCGGGTTGCTGGTCAGGGCACTTCAAACGCTTTTGCCACTTTTAATGAGTTTGTGGAGACAAATACTTCCGTCTATGGTTGACTTCATACGACGGTTGATAGTTCTCTTGGGTGACTTTGGAAGGGCAATTATCCCTCTCATTGTCAGTGCAATTGAAATGCTTCTTCCTATAATTCTGGATATCATCAATGCTGTTCTCCCTGTTTTAATAGACCTCATTAATAAGCTACTTCCGGTAATTATTACTATCATAGAATCGGTATTGCCTGTTGTCATTGGACTCCTCGAAAAGCTCTTGCCGATAATATTGAAAGTTGTTGAAGCCGTGTTACCTGTTATGCTTGCTATCCTAAATGCCATAATACCGGTGATTGAATTCATGGCTGAATTGCTAGGTACAGTGCTGGGCACTGCATTTGAAGGACTAATCCCGATTATCTATTCATTCATGAAAATTTTGGGCGGATTGATTGATTTTATCGCAGGAGTTTTCACCGGCGACTGGGAGAGAGCTTGGCAGGGTGTGCAAAATATATTCTCCGGCATTATTGGTGCCTTGGGCGGGATTCTCCGGGTATCTTTAAATTCAATAATTGCCGGGATAAATCTCTTTATACGAGGCTTGAATAGAGTGCAGATTCCAGATTGGGTGCCTGGAGTAGGCGGAATGGGCATGAATATCCCAGAAATACCGATGCTGGCGAAAGGTTCTAATTTTTCTCCGGATACATTTATCGCCGGTGAGGAAGGGCCAGAGCTTATTACAAACGCCAGAGGCTCCAAGGTGTTCACGGCAGGTGAAACGATTGGAATCTTTGAAAAGCTACGTGGGTTGGATGGAATATACCAGACGCTGTACAG